AATCACAGCGTCTGTCACATCGTCGGGGTCTGTGGCAGCCACGTACAGATTATAAACGGCTGTCTTACTCCCTTTGAAGTTTAGACGATCAATACTTCGCGTTGCAGTATATAAGGCTTTAGCCTTATCTAAAGCCGAGGATAAATCCCAGGCTTCTGAATGTAATCGAGTGGCAAAATAAATGTCACCGTCAACAACAGTCCCATACATACTAGGCATAATTATTTACCCTCCCCACGCACAGGTTTTTTGGCATTGTGTTGTAGGTCAGGATTCTGAGCAGCGGCCTTTTCATTGGGGGCTGCATTTGGGTCCGCAGCTAAATCTGCAACCCCTCTGGCGGCTGGATTAGCCACCGGAGCGTTTGCGGGTCCATTAGCATTCTGGGCTTCCGCCCCTGCTCCAACACCCTTCATCTGGGCTTGGGCAATGCGTAGGATACGCGCCATGTGGTCATCCCTGGCCTTCAAATATTCATCCTTGTCGAATCCTAGTGCCATTGACGCTGTTTGGTCGCCAACGCTTCCTGCTTCCAGTGCCTTCAATATCACGTCAGGCTGACTGGTAGTATAGGAGACAGCTTCGATTTCCTTGTCGATCTTTTCCATCGTGTCCACCGAAACTTTCCCGGTAAACAGTGAAGTCACGATACACTTGGCTAGCTCGCGCTTCACTGTTTGACCGGGGACGGAATACATTAGCGCACTTAATGCCGTGGCCTCTTTAATGCGAGACTCGTCCGACTTTAAGCTATATCGATCTGGATACTTGATAACGGGTATTGAACGCCGCTTCTCATTCTTTTCTTCGTAAGCAGCCCAATGCTCGGCAATCTTGCGTTCGCCATTTTCTAGCACTAGACCGATAAACGATAGACCAGCTTCCAGACCTTGATTATCCATATCTTTGGCTTCTGCCGATATGGAGCGACCAGTCTTGTTGGCAACAGCCAAGTTGACTAGCTTACGTATGTCATCTTCCAGTTTTTCTTGCAGCTTGATGGACGCATTTAATGGCTCGGACGAAGGATTTATAAACCCTGGCCGGTCGGCGTTCATACTATACGCGATGCCTTGTGTAGCACCTACTTGGATTTCTGTAACACCGGATTCAGTACCGGCTGCTCCTGAGTCCCCAACACCGTCACCACGAAGGTGACTACCATACGGAGTCAAATCACGTTGTTCTGTGTAGAAGGGGAAGTTGGCTTTCAAAGCATAAGCCACGTCGCTGGAACCTAAATTGAGCAGTGCAACCTGATGCGTACATACATCTTTCAGTACGCTGTCGCCAATGTCAAGGATGACGAATGGGATACGAGTTAGTTGTAACTCGGTTGGTTGTGTCACGATTGTCACATTGTTATGTGAGTCGGTAGGTTCACCTTTGTCGTTATAAAATTGGACGTTGACCAGTTTTGTAGTTGGGTCAATATAGACAAGTCTATACCGCTCATAATTTCCTTGTGGAAGTGCCACAGGAAGTTCAAAACCTAGATCACCGACGCTGCTAAAATCAACACAGCTATCTCGAAGTAGGACCGCTTGAAATTCTGATTCGTCATCGGGCAGAGAAGTTGTCCAAGATAAAATATCTTCGACACTATACATATATAAGTAAGGCCGCGCCCCCTGCACCTCTGCCATTGTTTCTCCGCTTAATGCAGGCATATCGACATAGATGCCGACTTTGCCCAGCACCAAAAGTTCTGTTAGCGATTCATAGCCTAAGAAGGCTGTCATATTTGAACCGCGCAGATCGACTCCACCTGACATTCCTTCAACAGCCTTCATGTAGGCTGGGCTTCCACCCTTTCGTAACACGTCTCGCATACGTTGAAAAATTGAATTGCGAATGTCGTTTACAGCCGCTTTTGCAAAGGCTGGAACAGGTGTCACAGAACGTCGAAGTACGAAATCAGAAGCAGTTTCTCTTTTGGAAAACTGGCGTAAGTATCGCATGGTATATTCGTCACCACACGCATACGCATCCCGCCAAATCTCCCAATAGTTCATGTCTGACCAATATTTCGGATGCCGAATATTGATTAACAAGTTTTTGTTGTCTTGTGCCATTATAGAAATGCTCCTATTGGTCTGCTGGTTGCGAATGATGCAGCCAACGGTAAAGCGATCTCAGCGTAGGTCAAAGCATGACCATAGTGGTCTGCACCTGTCTCAACATATTTGGCCCGCATGTTACCGTATGCGTCCTTTTCATATGTCCTAACAAATGCCTTAATATGCTCTTTGAAGGTGAGACTTATATCTTGTGGCAATGAAATACGTTTAGAGTTAAAGCGTCCAAGTGAGGCGTCTAGCCAGTTGGTACGATCAACAATTGCCATCGGCGCACCATCATCGTCAGAGATTGAAATCTCTCGACCGGTGACCCCGCTGCGATAGCGGCATAGGGTTACATATCCGGGGAAGCGTCTTGCAAAGCGTCGTGCGTCATTAGTAAATGGGTCGGCATCGATCACGCAATGGGCAACTTGCCACTCTCGCATGAGTCGGTCGAGTTGTTCAAACTCGGCTCCAAGGACCGTTCCTTCCCATAGTAACTTACCATACGCTGAGGCGTTCATATCCCGGCCCATTTGGTCGGGTGTAAATTCCATGACCACCACATTGCATAATTTTCCAACGTCCACTCCCATGACAATCGGCTTAGCACCGTTATGTTTCGCGGGTATCGCACCCTTCATATAGTTTGATCGGCAAGCATCAATCAGCGCGTCCGTGACCTGTGCGCCCTCGCCCACGTAGGGGAGGCCGAGTTTCGAGTTGTGAAACTCTGTCGCAGCACCTTCGTCACCTTGCCCACGGAAGTATGCTTGAACAAGTTCACCCGGATTAACGGTGAACGAGTACATCTGATTTACATGGAAACTACGATGGTCTTTATTGTTGTCTTGATTTGTGACCCGCCAGCGACCTGTTCGTAAGAAGTCTGGCTTCGCGGCCTGTTCTAGCTTGTGGCCGCACTCCTTACACTTTAGGAAGGACTCGGCACACCGAGGGTCTGTGATGCTCTCACCGTGTATCTCAATACAATCGGGCCACGTAAGCATCGTCTCACGGCCACAATGCGGGCAGTCGAACATCCACTGTTCCTGTGTACCTTGTAGGTAGAGGGTGTGAATACCGTGTTTAGGGATTGTCGGGGTCGAGATCGACCACACATTCTTTTCCTTTTGGCCACTCAAACGCTCTAAAGCCAACCAAATCTGGTCGGTGTCCATTTCGTCTAATTCGTCAAGAATCAGCGTCGAAGCAGGGCAACTTTTCAAGTTGATATTGCCGCGAGAACCACGTATATACAAACTAACTGCACCCGCCATCTTCAAGCGGTCAGTGTTTGTTTTAGTGAAGATCGAAGCAATGTGGGGGCTTAACATCAAAGCCCCACTAAAACGTGTCTTACTAAAATCCGAAGCAGCAATAGCTGTCGGCAGAACATAAAGTACGTCTCGTTTGAGTATGTCGATTGTGTACAAGGCCCGGTTAATCGCGGCCTCTGTCAAACCGGTCTGTGCGCCCTTCATTATTGAGTTAAAGGGTGTCAGCGAGTCCGAGACTTCCCTAGCCCAGGGATGATAACGAAACGTATATTTTCCAGGGAAGGGCGACCCCATTATACGCCGATGGGTTGCCCAGCGTGAGCAGCTTGTTAAGGTGTTGCTTTTAAGACCGGCGGCTAAAGCTGTTCTGAACTCATTTGTTAGACTCATAGAACACCTTGTTGTTTACGCCAGCCGACACCTTTATGCGATTTTCTAATACCAGAGGTACACATAACGACGTTCGGAGGTGAATATCCGTCTTTATTTGTTGCTAATGCACTAGGATATTTTTTAATGCAGCCGCCAGTGTCTAAATTATACGACTCTACTGGAATACTATGTTTAAGCCTATGGCTTAATGGTTTTGATTTTCCTTTTAACGCGGCTGATCTCTTTAGATTAGATTCAAGCGTGTGTACTCGCTCTCGCCGAGCTTTAGACATTTTTTGGCGTGTAATTGAGCTAATATTTTTAGCTGCCGCAGCCATCTTTTCTAAAGCGGCTGGAGTATGCTTATAGCCAGCAGCCCCTTCGCCACCATCAGTATGATTGCATAAACAACCAGTGCCAAGGTCTAATCGGCCATAAAATTTAATTAAAAATTTTTCTAAGTCAAAAGCCTGTTGCTCTGTTAAATTATCTAAAACTTTCTTGACAATAGGGGCTGCTCCTGTCGAAAGTAAATTTTTAAGTTGACAATAGAAGTGCGTTCTCTTACTCAATTTACATGGCTTTAGATGCACTAACCATCGACCATCCTTTCCCTTCCCAATATAGAAAGGATGATCTTCACCTGGAACGGAGTATGAATAAACATAGTAGTTACTCATAACACTATCCTATTACATTGAGGCTGAATTGGATTCCTCTTCCAGCTTGCGTTTCTTCTTCTTTGCCTCAACTGGAACTCTGGCCTCCGGTGCATTGCCCGATTGGGCACGTTGCAAGGCTTCGGCAAACCTGAAACTATGGCCCGGAATCACTTCCGGCTCTGGTTCAGGAATCACTTCCGGCTCTGGCTTAGGAGCAAGTTCGGCCCGCAGGATTTCAATATCATGGAGTTCAGGAGTGAACTTGCGCCATAGACCATCATTCTCTTTGAAGGACAGACCCCACGCAGCGATCATTTGTTTTCCAGCCGAGTAAGCATCCACAACTACCAGTATCGCGTCGTCGGGCACTTCAATAGTCTTATGACAGTGCGGCGATGTAATGCAGTTGATGGTTTTTGTCAGTGTCGAAATTTCAATGTTCAACGACGCTGAACCCTGTGTTTGTGGTAGTGGGATAATTTTCATTGTTGTTCCTTATAGGATTAAGAGTAGGCTTAAAATTAGCTTAACGATTTCGGGCCAATTTTCTTTTAGCCAGAGGACTACCCGCTGCCAAAAGGACCCTAAATCACCTTTGAAGGCAGTCTCGCGGATATGGTTTTCAGCCTCTTCCATGAGATTGATTAACCGACCATCTTTGGCCATGCGTCGTGGATGCTTACAAGCGTCCATCAGCATTGTATAGTCTTTCAAGTCGAGTTGACCTTCTGACATACTCTCTTGAAGTGCGCGGCGGAAGTGTGCTTGAAATCTCATGGTTCACCATATATATTGTAGTCGGGGTCTGTACGAGTCATAGCCTCTCGCACGTTGGCTTCTGTGAATTTACCGATTAACCGATTAGTTTCTCGGTCGCTGTCTAATACAACTAGCGTTGGTAGGGCTTTAATCTTAAATTGTTTTGCTTTCTCTCTGAAAGAATCCACGTCAACCCGCTCGATATTGAAACCTTCTTTCTTGAGTTTCAAAACGATGGGCGTAGTTGTTTTACAGGCGGCGCACCATACGGCGGTAAAATATAAGGCTTT